GGGACTATTTATAGTCCCGTCCAGTAGCAAGGTCTTTAGGACCTTGCGTACAGACTGTATCTACTATCTGTTTCTAACTGGCTGTAACTATTGTAGATGGGACAGGTCTGTGACTTTTCAGAAGGGCAAGAATAACCCTAGGACAGAGGCTATGGCAGCCGCAAAGGCTAAAGTAGTAGCCCTTGTCTCTGAGGGTTGGGCGCCCCACAAGGCGATGGCTGAGGTGGGCAAGCAGCCCGATACCATCCGTATCTGGTGTCTGAGGGATAAACAGTTTGCTGCCGACCTAGCCCAGGCTAAAGAGGATGCTAAGGAGCGGTCCTTGACCGCCCTGGGGATAGCCCGTGATGATATAAGTTTTCCACAGTTCTCTGAGATGTTCTTAGACCAGAAGGTCTTTGACCACCACCAGGATTGGATTGACCTTTTAGAGGGGCGGGAGCCTAGTTGGCTCCACGAGAATATGATTTACGAGAAGGGCGACCCTAACCGCCTTCTTGTAAACGTGCCGCCTGAGCACGCCAAGTCCACCGTTATCACGGTGAACTACTCTACTTACCGCATCGCGCTGAATCCTAACGTTAGAATCATCGTAGTTTCTAAGACGCTTATCAAAGCACGGGAATTCGTGTACGCAATCAAGCAAAGGTTAAGCCACCCGCGCTGGCTGAAGTTGCAAACAACATTTGGGCCAGAAGGGGGATGGAAAGAAGACTCTGACACCTGGCGTGTTGATACCGTCTACTTGGGAAGCGATGCTCGTAATTCATCTGAGAAGGACCCGACTATCCAGGCACTCGGTATGGGGGGTCAAATCTACGGTGCCCGTGCCGACCTAATCATCCTAGATGACTGTATAACCACTGCTAATGCTCACGAGTATGAGAAGCAGATTAACTGGCTACAGAAGGAAGTTATCACCCGTCTTGGCAAGAATGGCAAGTTGCTAGTAGTTGGGACGAGAATTGCGCCGACAGACTTTTATAAGGAACTCCGTGACCCGAAGCATTGGTCAGGGGGCAAAAGCCCATTTACGTATATGGGTATGCCTGCTGTTCTACAGTATGCCGAGAAGTCTAAGGATTGGGAAACTCTTTGGCCTAAGTCGGATGTCCCGTGGGATGGTGATGAGGATACCCCAGATGAGGAAGGGCTATATCCTAAATGGGACGGTCCGACCCTCGCCAGGCGCAGAGGCGAAGTTACTCCTTCTACGTGGGCTTTGGTCTATCAGCAAGAAGATGTAACAGAAGATTCCATTTTTCCCGCTGAACTTGTTCAGGGTTCTATTAATGGGATGAGAAAGCGTGGGCCGTTAAAGCCAGGTGCTGCTGGTCATCCTCAAAGGGTTGAGGGTTATACCGTCATTGGTTTTGACCCTGCTATGGCTGGCAACGCTGCGTTTGTGGCTATGACCTATAACAAAGCCGATGGAAAGATTTATGTGCTGGACTGCCTGAATATGGCAGAGCCGACACCACAGAAGATACGAGAAACGATTGAGAATTTTACGCACACCTATTCTCCGCAAGAGTTTAGGGTGGAGATTAATGCGCACCAAAAAGCCTACTCACTTGACGATGACTTACGAAACTGGCTTGCTTCATACGGTGTACGCCTTAATTCTCACTTCACAGGCAAAAACAAATGGGACACGACATTCGGAGTCGCTTCAATGTCTACACTCTTTGGGACAACCAGAGAAGGAAAGTTCCAAAAGAACAACATACTGGAGTTACCAAGCACTGAAGGTTCTGAAGGACTCAAGGCTTTAACCCAGCAATTACTGACTTGGAAGCCGAACACCAAAGGTAAGACCGACTGTGTTATGGCTTTGTGGTTTGGAGTAATCCGTTGCCGAGAGTTTATGCAACAGAACTCTAACCTACAGAAGTGGGCACACAACCGTTGGGCAACAAGAGCACAAAAAGAAAGACGTTATACGGTAAGCATTGACGATGCCGTTGCAGAGCAATGGCAAGAGATGTATGGATAGGATTAAATGGCTAACCCGCAAGACCCTATATACGAGGTCGTAACTAAATCTCTTAGTGAAAAGATTGCTCAGTCTTCCCAGTTAAGTAAATCGCAACAAGAAACCGCTGCTGAAATGTCTAAAGTACCTTTGGATGCTAAGACAAGTAAACGTAGCAAACGCGGAACTCCAGGGGCTAAGGGTCGGCAACAGGGTGGCATTAAAGGTATAACAAAAGCCGAACAAGAAGCAATGATGCTTAAAGACCCAAAGTATCGTGGCGGACCTGGACAAGTAAGTCCTAGTGGCGAAGCCAGAATTAAAACTGGCGATATAGCAAAAAGTCTTTTTAACTATTACAAAACTGGCGAAATGCCACCACCTGCTAAACAACCAATTGACCCAACTAAAGTTGAAACTCGCCAGATGGGCAAAGTTGAGTTAGCCAAAAAACAATGGGAATTAAAACAATTAAAAAAACAAGAACAGTTAAGAAGAGAACAACTTAGAATTGTAGAAGCGCTTGCTCGTGGTGCAGGTTCTAAGCCTCCTGCCCGTCCTACTCTACCTGGTGCTATTGAACTAGGCAAAGAACGCAGTGCTCGTGCTGCCTCAAGGGAAGCAATACAAGAACAACTGCGTAGCAAACTAACTGGTGCTTGGCCCTGGAGTCCAACCACAAGAGAAGAACAAGCAATAAAAGATTTAGAAGAACGTAAGGCTAAAGATAAAGCCGAGAAAAAAGCGGCTAAAGAAAAAGCCAAAGTTGCAAAACGAGACGCTGGCAAGGGTCAAGTTCATCAACTTGCACAATCAACTCTTGACAGAGAAGCAGACAGGCGAGTTCAAGAAGCATTAAAAGACATAGAGAAGAAAGCAAAAGAAAAAGAAAAAAAGAAAGAAAAACCAAAACCAAAATATACCTACAAGGGTAAAGGTGGCGGACTTCGTGGCGGCCCTGTTGGTGGTCTTGGCGGAGGCGGAGCAATAGATTGGGAAACTAAATGACACTTACGATTGACCAGATTACAGCGAGAGTTGAATCTTTGCGATATCGCGCATCTAATCGTGATGCACGCCAGCAAGATGTTCTTTCTGTGCGTAAAGGTGAGATTGCTTCTGTCTATCCAGATTTTTTCCCTGATGGGGTAGATGCTAATGTCGTTGCAAATTTTATTGATATTGTTGCGAGAGATTTGTCCGAAGTTATGGCGCCATTACCGGCGGTTAACTGTTCGGCAGCGAATCAGGTTTCTGACCGCGCTAGGGCGTTTGCTGATAAAAGAACTCGGATTGCCGCTAATTATTTTTCTAATTCTGATTTACAAGTTCAGATGTACACGGGTGCCGATATGTACATCACGTTTGGTTTCGTCCCCTTCATAATTGAACTGGACGAAGAAGCAGGGCTGCCGCGCATACGCATAGAAAACCCCGTGGGCGCTTACCCAGAGTTTGACCGCTATGGGCGCTGCATTGCCTTTGCAAAGCGCTACTATATGTCTATAGGAGAGATAGTAGCCAACTTCCCTGAGTTTGAGATGCAGTTACTTGGCAAAGAAGGTTATGACCAAGACTTAAATTCACAGTTGGAAATTATTCGTTATTACGATAAAGACCAATCAATAGTCTATGTTCCATCCAGAAATGACCTAGTACTATCTCAAGCAATCAATCCGCTAAATAAGATGATGGTAGTCATTGCTAAACGACCATCACTTGATGGTGAGATGCGTGGACAATTTGACGATGTACTTGGCATTCAGTTGCTTCGCAATAGGTTCGCATTACTTGCGATGGAAGCAGCGGAAAAGTCTGTGCAGGCTCCTATAGTTGTTCCGCAAGATGTTAATGAATTGCAAATGGGACCAGATGCAATCATTCGCACCGCTACACCAGGCTCTGTCCGCCGTGTAGACCTAAATATTCCACCTGGAGCATTTACCGAACAAGCATTACTACAGCAAGAACTCCGAACTGGAACACGATATCCAGAATCAAGAACTGGAAATGTTGACGCTAGCATCATTACGGGACAAGGTGTGCAAGCGCTTATGGGTGGATTTGACACCCAAGTTAAGTCTGCTCAGGCTATCTTTGCTTCGGCATTGAAAGATGTTATTAGCCTATGTTTTGAGGTTGATGAGAAGTACTTTAACTTTGAGAAAACTATTCGTGGCGTAGATGCTGGTTCTCCTTATAGCATTGACTACACGCCAAGCAAAGATATTAAAGGCGACTATAGCGCTGATGTCCGTTATGGAATGTTGGCTGGTCTTAACCCTGCGCAAGGTCTTATCTTTATGCTACAAGCCCTTGGCGGTAAATTAATTTCTAAAGATTTAGCACAGCGTGAATTACCATTTGGTATTAACGTAACCCAAGAACAAGAAAAGATTGAAGTAGAAGATTTGCGCACAGCGCTTATGGCTTCTATACAGCAATACACTCAGACAATTCCCCAGATGGCTGCTACCGGTGCAGACCCGTCAGATACCATCCGTAAAGTTGCTGACATTATTAAGGCTCGTCAAAAGGGAACATCCCTTGAAGACGCTATTGAAAAGATATTTGCTCCTGAAGAATTACCTCCTGTTGGTGCTCCTTCTATGGTTGAGCAAACGTCCCCTGCTCCCGCAGCGCCGACAGGAGGCGCTCCTTCTCCGATGCCACTACAAACTTTGTTATCAAGTCTTAGTTCAGGCGGAAGAGCAACGGCTAGTGCCAGGACGGCAACACGGAGGTAGTTATGCCCAGACAGCGTAAAAAGGCTAAAGCAAAACCAACGCCTAAGCGCAGAAGAACTACAAAAGAACCTGTACTTACAAAATTAGATTTTTGGGCAATAGCAGCCAAAGAAGTTTATGATGCTTGTGTTCGTGCTGGATTTGATGAGGGTACAGCAATGGCATTTGCTATGGACAGAACAAGTTATCCAGACTGGATTGTTCCAGCCGATGACCCAATCCGTAAACCTGATTACGATGAAGAAGAGGACGACTAATGTCAATGATGCAACCCACAGAAAATCGTGGCGGATACAGACCAACTGCTTCACAAAATAGTCCAACAAGTATTTCGGCTACAGGTGGCAATGGTCAATCAGGAAAACAACCAGCACGGTATATACCTGATATGCGTGAGCAAGGGGTTACTGGACAAGATGTTTACGCTTCACAAAGCGCTCCTGGTACAAGACTACAAGGTGATGAAGCAGCCGCAATGCGCGGCAGAGCGCTACCAATTGATTTAGATGCACCGACAATGTTTCTTGATGAGCCAGGAACTGCAGGTATTGACAAAGGTCCTGGCATTAACTCAGATGTTTTTATGGCGGATTTACCTATGGCTAGGCCAAGTATTACTGCCACCTTGCAAAAACTAGCAGTATTTGACGATTCTGGAGAAGCAGAAATGTTACTTCAACAAAAAATGAGAATTGGATAAATAGTGTCAATGCGCTATGTTCCTTCAGTTATTGCTGAAGTAAGCCCTAACTTATATTCTGCTGCGTCAAGAGCAAACCTGAATCCAACTGAAATGAATCAGGTTGAGCAGATGAGTTGGGCGATTAAGAAGCATCGTGAGTTTGGCCGTATGACTACAGAAAACGCACGTTTGTCATATGATAAATTAGATGCAGATGCGCAAGAAAGTCTAAAGTTTTTCTTCGGTGATGCTGAGTATATGAAAGAACCGCCAGCATTTTCTGACAGATTAGTAGGTGCTGTTAAATTTGCCGGTAAAGCACTAGCCAGCCCGTTGATTGGTTTGTTTAGGGTTGCTGGTTCTTACAATAAAGTTATTAACTCTCCTTATTTAGTTTATAGACAGATAACCCAAGGCGAAAGCATTTTTGATGCAAAGGTGTGGTCAGATGCTTGGGACGGAAATGATATCTATGATAATGGAGCGTTGAACGAAGCCGTTCGTATTTTTGGCAAAGAAAAAGTCTTTGTCGCAAAACAACTACTTCAGGGTAGAAAACCAGGTGAAATCCTAGAAGCCTACGGTCAACTTACTGAAGGTATTACCAATGCTGTAATGGAAGCATTTAATGAACCTGAAACTTTTAATCAAGTTTTAGATGCTACTAAGTATGCACAGGTTTCACCAGGCAGAGACATTGTTAGATTTTTGGCTAACAGACCGCCCAAGAATGGTGGCCTTACTGCCGATATGATTGATGGTAGTGCTTTCACAAGAGGTATTTCTGGAACTATAGACTTTGCTTACCAGATAATAATTGACCCGCTTACTTGGATAACTGGCGGAACTTCAAAGGCTATTACACGCGGAACTCAATTAGCCGAAATGGCAACTAAGGCTATGAATAATGGTCGTTCTTCTGCCGAAGCAGTATCTATGGTCTTTAAAGATGCCGGTGTCCGTAAGTTATGGGATGACCAGTTTGGTCCAGAACTAAGAAAACTATCTGAAGCAACAGATGCTTATCAGCGCGGAGTCATACGTCGTAAAATTGGACAAAGATTTTCTGGATACAATGATGACGATGCTATTGAGTTCTTTGTTAGAAACAAAATGTTTGATGCAGATTCAGCAGAAGATGTATTTGCTCAAGCAGAAAACACTCATCGTTTATTATCTGGCCGAATAGACGGTATTTCTTACAAGCGTAATGGTGTTGCTACTGCAAGAAACCAGCGCCGACTTGGTTATGGCTTTAACCGTCTGCTTGATGGGGTGTTCAACGGGGCAACTAGTGGTAAGTTTGCGATAAGAAAAACAGTAGAAGAAATAAATGAAAAAAGTGAAAAAGTATTTGATATCTTGCTAGACCACGGGACAGAAGTTGATAAGGCTATCAATCCTGCTGTCCGTGAACTTGTAGACATAGATGAAGATTTAGGTAAATTTAAAAAGACACTTTACTTTTTTGGAAAGATGGCTGCTCGGAACCCTGGTGGCCAGTTTATTATGGTCGGAGATGATGCAGTAAAAACTGTTGGTACCCTCCGACAGGTAGCCCGACAGGTTCTTAATAAGGATTTGTCTGACTTTGTTGCTCAAAAGTTTTTGAGGTCTTCAGAAGATGAGCAGATTGTCATAATCCGTAACCTTTATACAGCAATTATGATGCGTGCTGGGTTATATGGCAGACCAGAGGGCGAAGAGTTTATCAATGAAATCCTTAAAAAGACTTTAAATGAAAAGGCTGGATTTACTACTACTACAAACTCTAGGATTTCTGAAGGGTTAACTAAGTTATTAAGCAGTCATACCGTAAGAGTTATGGAAGGGCAAGCAGAACTTGTTCGTAGGGGTGCAATACAGCCATCTCAACTAGCAAGTGCTATTGCTCCTTTGCCCTATGAGGAAATAGCATCGGTTGCTTACAATGTAAAGTCTAAACAAAATTTATTTTATGCCGTAGGTGGGGCCACCAAGTCCCGTGCCGCTAAAAACTTTGTAGATTTTTGGTCTATTTTTACTCTTTTCCCTAGATTGGGTATTAGGTCTGCTGTTGACGAAGGGATAATGCACGCACTTACTGCGCCTATGAAAGACATTTGGCAGTTTGCTAGCGGTGTAGGTCGTAAACTTGGGCGTGCAAGCGCAGCATACACAGGTTCAGATGCTGCTTCTCCTCTTGTTCTTGACTCTTTTAGAAAACTAGCAGGTAGAAAAACACCATCTCAATACATACCACTTGAAGAACGTAATCAGATTATTGATGATTTGATAAACGAACTTAATGAGATGAACAAACTATCTGATGATTTGGGTTTAACTCCTGCCGAAATAGCCCACATAACTATAAATAAGAATATTGCAGGTAGGGCTGCTGTATTTTTACGCGGATTAAAAGACGAAGATAAAGCCTACTGGGCAGATTTAATGGTTCATCACCCAGATGCTATGAATGCTATGGCTTCTTCTGTTGCTGCCAAAACAATATCTGGCCGTATAGATGATGCTTTTACAACTCAGCAAATAAATATATCTGAACTTACTAGGGCTATGTCTATTGCTACGGAAAGACTGCGTGAAAGCGGCAAACTTTCTAAGAAACAAGTTTTAGAACTAGGTGACTATAGAGATATTGATGTTTATAAGTTAGGGCAGAAAGACCCATTCTACGTTACCCTTGCTCATTATGATAATTTCTTTATTCGCTTTGCAGTTCCTAGACAGCACGGTTCTTTAAAGTTACCTGGAAATTACAGAGTAGCACCTGCTACTGTGTTTCTTCAGAACAACGGATTAAAAACTGAAAAAGATTTATTCCGTGCTGTTGGCGAAGTTATGCAGAGTGTGGGCATAGAGTTTATTGGGGATAGTTACAGAGTAAAAGCGGGTGCTGAAGATACCGTAAAGAAGTTCTTATCATACTTTGGCGATACTGTAAGTCTAAGAGCACAGGGACTAGCAGATGAAGAGATAGTTCGTATCTACGCTGAGGGTATGCTTTTAGATTTACGTTCTGCATTCCACGGCAGTTTTGATTTCTCTAAATATAATTCTGCTTTATACGAAAAAGTTGTTGACAACTATAGAAACTTAGCAATGAAGGTAGAAGAGCGTGGCACCCTTGTAGGTGTTGCGCCTATGTATATGTCAGATAGCAATCTATGGCACAAGTCTATTGCTTCTCTGGACCTGGATTCTTTTGATGAGTTAACTGTTGGCTTTAAGCCTGAAGGGTTTATTAATACTCGTATAGAGTTTCAAGAGTTTACGGATTTTCCTAACGTCTTTCGTAAATATGGCAATCAGGCTATGGAGATGATGGATAGACAACTTACCAACATTCTTCGTCAGCCTATTGTTAATGTTTCTTATCTTCGTTATCGCAAGATGTATGCTGGTTTAGAGCGTGAATGGGTAGACCAATATATTAAAAACGAGATTAGGGAAAACCCAAAACTGTATACCAAAGGTAGCGATGCTTTAATTGCTTTAAACCGCAAGGCTGAACTTTTGGGGCAAAAGAGATTTGCTGAACTATCTCTAAATGAAGCCCTTGACCAGACTTTAAAGTTTGCCGATAACCCTTCTATCCGAAGCAATCTTGCTATGTCGGTTAGAACAGTTGGTCGTTTTTACCGTGCTACTGAAGATTTTTATCGCCGCGTATATCGCTTAAAAGAAGTATCCCCTAGGGTTCTTTATCGTATGCGTTTAGCGCATCTTGGTTTAAATGGCTCTGGTCTTTTTCACGAAGACGCAGATGGTAAGCCCTACTTAATGATGCCAATGGATGATGTGATTTTTAAGGCTACGGATACAACGCTTAGAACATTATTAGGACAAACAGATTCTGTTTATAAACAACCTGCCTTTAATGATTTTACTTTTAAACTAGAACTACTAAACCCTTCATTCTCACCAGAAGCCGGTGTTCCGCAATTTAGTGGGCCTATAGCAGCGCTAGGCGTTATTGGTATAAAGAATCTATTAGGAAACTTTGATAATCCAGCAGCGCAAAAAGTTGCTGCCGAGATAGACAATGTTGCTTTAGGTGATTTAGGCGATAACATTACAATCAGAAGAGCCATAGTTCCTAGCACTTTAGGCAAACTTTGGGCTATGTTGCCAGTAAATGAAAAAGAAAGACAAGAAGTTACGGCTGCTCAACAGGCAGTTGCTTACAACGCAGCCAATGGATTGTTTATTACGCCTGATGCTACCGATAAAGAAAAGGCTGATTATCTTAAGAATGTAAGGATTACAGCCCACAATATTTTGTTTCTGCGTTCTTTCTTGGGATTGATTTCTCCAGTAGTACCGACTACTCAAGATACAAAGGGAGTGCCAGACTATCTTCTTGATGTAGGGGTAACTGGTTTGCGGTCAGAGTTTTTTGACATTCTTACTGCTGTTCAAAAGAAGTATGGCGATGATGTACAAGACCCATATGAGTTAGCGTTAAATATATTTACTGGACAAAACCCAGGTAAGATTGTGTATACAGTCTCTAAGAATGAAAAGCAGAATAAAGTTCTTATTGACTCTACCAATGAAATGAAGAATTGGGCATTAAGTAATGTTAACTTTATTAAGACTTATGGAGAAGTAGCCTACTTATTCGGCCCTAAGACTGGTGAGTTTAGCCCAAGTGCCTTTAACTGGATGCGGGCTACAGGATTGATTGAGGACAAAACTCTTGAGAAGTACTATGAAGATGTGCAAGTAGCAGAGGATAAACAAAAGTATTACGACATAGCCCGTTGGGAGAATGACGAACTAGCCAGAGAAGGCAGCATTGCCCAGCGTAAAGTAGTAATACAGTCTGCTACTCAAGCCCGTGAGGCTTTAATTCAGTCAAATCCTTTGTTGCTTACCGCTCTTACTGGCGGTGGCAATGAGGTAGCAACAGAGCAAAGAATGATGGAGTCTGTCCGTCAGATTATTGGCGACCAAAATATTCAAATAAGTGGTGATACCAGGATTCGTATGAAGACTGCGTTACAGGCTATGGATGATTTCTTGTCGTTTGTTGCCAACCCAGAGGTTCGGTCACTTTATAATGCTTCTTACTTAAAAAGAAAATATAGAGAGAATGTGGAGAAACTATTGAAAGACCTATCAGTAGAAGACCCTGCTGTTAAAGAAGCAACTAGGGCTATCTTTAATAGTTTATTGAGTTACCATTCTCGTGAATCTTATAGGGCGGTGCCGTAATGGCTACTATGTTAGAAATCCCAACACCTGATAAAGATATTCTTCAAAGTTATAGAGGTAGAGTAGGTTATTTTAAGAGCGATACAACTATCAAATTAGTCTTTGATGTTATTAACCAACAATGGCGTATTATAGATACAAGTAGTTACGCTTATCCTAAGACTTCTTATGTAACCTTTGAAGAGTATGAAGGTGGCAAAAAGACTGTAAATCCAGAAGCAGTTAAATCTATTATGGGATATACGGGAGATGCTGCTGACGAAGTTGGCACACAAAGTGCATTGGCTGGAGCAACTATTACTATGGGGCCAAGTGGTCCTGTTGTAAATTTTACTACTCCTAATAAAGCAGACCCAGATGGAGACCCTGTAGTAATACAGGCTTATTTATATGTCACCGAAAAGGGAGTGTCTTTATCGCCAGATGAAGCCAAGGCTGGGGAAATAGTAGACAAAACATTTGATTTAAATGTTACAGATTCTGTCCGTGATAAACACTTAGAAGATTTATATAAGATATATGGTAATAGACAAAATATTATTAATGTTTTATACGAAAGTAGATTTTTAAAGACAGACAAAAACGTAGAAACAACTGAATTAATTTCTGCTTTAGAAAATGCAGTTGGTGAGTATTCTGTAAACCAAATAGAAGCCTATAAGGCTGGGCAGATAAAGCAATTTGCTACATTTAACGAGTGGCTAACAAGCAGAGAAGGCGTTGTTGATACAGGGTTAACAAGGACTATTCGTAGAACAGATATTTCTTCTAAGGGAGATATCAGAGGTTTGGTCCGTGAAATGTATCTTGAGTTAAAAGAACGGCAACCAACCGATGAAGAATATAAACGTTGGATTTCTAAGATTCAGAAAAAACAAGAACGTAAACCTGACCTAGAGACAGTAACCTATGACGAAGAAGGCCGGTTAGTTTCTAGTAAAACTAAACGTGGTTTTAACGAAGCAGAATATTTATTTAAACAAATATCAGAAGATGACGAATCTAATGCTGTTCGGCTAATGAGTCTTTACGACGCCTTTAGACAAGCAAGGAGGTCGGAATAATGCCATATACTCCACCAGGTCCTAATGTTATAGATGGTGATGGCGGACAAGGCCAAGGCATTGAAGAAATCTATCGCCTATTAGAATCAGAATATGGCGACATAGATGATATTTTTCTTACCGATGAAGAGTTACAAAGCCTTTTGTTGCAGGCTTATTATGGTAAATGGAAGCCTGAAAGATTCTATAATGCTATAACTACCTCTAAATGGTTTCTGAATAATGCAGGTAAAGTACGCCAAAGAGATTACTATAAGCGTATCTACAATGGCCTTATTAAAGGCTTAGACCAGAATGACCCAGAGTATGCTAAAAATGTAGAAAAGATTGCAGGCAAAACAGAATACTGGCGTGGGCTAGATAGCGTAAAGGCTAAACTAGAACCACTTTTAACTGGCAAAGGTATTCAATATACAGATAGGGATTTAGATAACTGGGCAGCAGAAATATATGACTCTGCTAATGAAGATAATAATTCTTTTATAAATAGATTTCTTAATCGTAAAGTAGGTTTTGGGGCTACGCCGTTAGGTGATGTAGCAGACAACTTGGCTTTGTTAAAGACTTATGCCTTTGATATGGGTATTGATTTAGAAAAAGATTATAGGTCTTCTTTACCTGAGTGGATGCAAAGATTGGATAGAGGAGAATCAATAGAGGTCTTTAAGAATATTATCAGAGACCAAGTCGCTGGTACCGAAGGTGAGTTTATAGCAGGTTATTTAAATAAAGGTATGACATTAAAAGACTTATATAAACCATATAAACAATACGTGGCTTCTGAGTTAGATATTCCTATTGAGGAAATAACTCTTGATGACCCATTGTTGCGCCAGGCTATAACCCAAGATAGGTTTTTAAATAATAGAGAATTTAAAAAATTAGCCCGCCGAGACCCACGTTATCAATTTGGACAACCAGCCAGAGAAGAGGTTTATGGAAATATGTTTCAGATTCTTCGTGACTTTGGATTCCAGGGGTAACAATGGCTGACGAAAGAGATAGATTACGTAAACTTCGTGAACTTGAAGCACAACAAGTTGCTGCTACTCCGGTAGAAAAAACAACAACAAGAACTAAACCTTTAAGCGAAGAACAAAAAATTGCTTATGCTGAACAGAAAAAAGCCCAGCGTGAAGCAACAGCATTGGCTGAACAACTTGGGGCTAAGATTGACCCTAAGACTGGTTTAATTGATAAAGAAACTGTTACCAATCCTTTTGGTATTTATGGACCTAAAGGTGGCAAGACTAAGATTTTCCAAGGTTACAGAGGTAGCGGTAAAAACCGAGTATTTGTAATTACTTATGCTGATGGCACTGAAGATGTTACTGCAGCCCCAGAGGGAGGCGGGGACGATAAAGGTGGCGGAAAAACTGAAACTGATAGAGAATATCTAGGTTCAGGAGCAAGCAGGGTTCTTCGTATTTATTATTCAGATGGAACTTTCCAGGATTTTCCTGCTGCCGAAACTGTAACTAAAGATACTACTACAGACGCATTAGTAGAATACCAAAAGCAACAAGATGCTGCTGCTACAAAAGCCAGCAGAGAATCTGCTTTTGATATTTTAAAAGCAGAGTTTACTAAATATGGTTTAGGCAGCCTTGTTGATACAGTCAAAAACCTTATTCTTGATGGTGTATCTAAAGAAGAAGTAACTATGAAGTTACGTGAAACCCAGGCATATCAGACTCGTTTTTCCGGCAATAAAGGAAGGCTAGATGCTGGTCTTAATGTTTATGATGAGTCTACTTATTTAGAATTAGAAAATCAATATGATTTAGCGCTAAGTTCTTATGGCGTATTAGATGCTGCTGGCAGTACTACTGCTGCTCGTCAGGCTAAATATGGTGAATGGATTGCTGGAACTAAATCTCCTAATGAAATAAAAGGTAGGGTTCAACTAGCCGTCGCAGCCCAGGCTGAGGATGAAGTTACTAAGGCCACATTAAGACAATTCTATCCTATGATTTCTGATACAGATATTATTTCTTACTTTTTGAATCCAAAAGATACTTTGCCTAAATTAGAAACAAAGGTAAGAGCATCTCAGATAGGTGCTGCTGCAGTAAGACAAGGCTTAGTAACTAATGTTACTACTGCTGAAGAACTTGCTGCTTTTGATATTACAGAAGAACAGGCTCAACGTGGCTATTCTGCTTATGCTGGTATGAAGCAAGACATTGATAAGTTAACCGGAATTGACAGAGTAACATTCGGCCAAGCAGAAGCAGAAGGCGCATTGCTAAAAGGGTTAGCCTCTGAGCAAAGGAAATTAGAAGGTCTCCGAGAGAGAGAAATGGCAAGATATAAAGGCGCTTCTGGTGTATCTAAGGTAGCGCTTGGAGATGCCGCTAAAGGCACATTTTAGAATCCTGACACGGACCGACCAGCCCCGTGCAGTGTACAAGACTGGTAGCAAGAGCCAGCCTACTTTCCCCTGAGTAGAACTGTGGCTTGCGACAACAACGACAGAAAGGGTGGTTGCTATGAGCAACAACTACTGGGATGATGAAGACGAAGACCAAGATACAGAAGTAAGTCTGACTGGTGATGACCTTGTAAAGAAATTACGCAAGGCTAAACGAGCAGATGAAAAGCGTATCAAGGAACTTACAGAGCAACTTGAGAGTTTTACCAAGGCGCAGCGTGAGCGTACCGTCAAAGAAGTCCTAGAAAAGAAGGGCATAAACGCTAAGGCTTCTCGCCTTATCCTTAAAGACTTAGATGATGTCACAGAGGAATCTCTGGATGGATGGCTCCAGGAAAATGGAGACCTAATCGGTTATCAACCTCAAGTCAAGGATGAGCAGAAGGAGCAGAATCTTGCTGCCTTAAGACAGCAGGATGTGCTCACACAAAGCGGAGTATCGCCCGAGAGAGCAGATGAGTTAGCAATGAAATTGGACAATGCGCAAAGTGCAGACGAATTGCTAGCCTTCCTACGCTCTCAGTCCTAATCCGTTCATAGTCTAGGAGACTAAACAAATGGCTAATGCCTATACA